CCATCTATCTCAGGTGTGTTTCCTTTCTTTCTATCTCCACCGTTGCAAAAAACAACTGTGCTAGAAATATCTAAACACTTGGCAATAGCACCACAGGCAGATTCATCGCTATCATCCCAAGAGATAACAGCATCTACCATATCAAGATGTCTGATAATATCTGCTCTTTCTGCCCAAGATTGAAAGTATTGACTCTTCTTTCTGGTTAACCATTCATTGCTGTTAATACCAACAACCAAATAATTAGAAAGATCTTTAGCTCTTTTAAAATATGCTATATGTCCACTGTGGATAGGATCAAATCCACCAGTAACTAAACTCACTTTGTCAAAAAACATTAGATTACCATTCCATAAGTATCTCGAATTATTTTTTTATAAGGACCACCAGGATTTGCATCCCTAACATCTTTAACTATTTTAAGTTTCTGATACAAGGCAGTATCTCCACCTAGAGTTAAGGCAGTAATTATAGTAGCAAGTTCTTTATCGTTTATAGGTAAATCCATTAGGAGAAAAATGATTCTAAGGTAACTTTTTTTTCGACTTCCCATCCAATCGCATCTAAAATTGCTTTTAGAGGATATACAAAACTTTTTTCAAATTGCAATTCATAATCAATGTATTGCGATAAACCAAACTCTGTAGGAAAGTCTTGAATGAATGATAGCACATTCTCTTGTATAGTGTTTGGTTTTTTTAAATAGAGGAATTTAATCTTCTCTCCATTTTCAATGGCAGAATACTTATTGGTTAACTTTTTCTTCCTAAGATAATAATTAAACAATAATGCACCACGTATATGTATAGGAGTTCCTTTTACATAAATGTCAGACGAAGACTTATACTTCTGAACATTAGATGCAGTTCGAGGAAATGCAATCTCTTCTGGAGGAAGAGACTTGAATTCTTTTCTAGCATTTTCAATGAATTCGATAACATCATCTTCAGTTCCTCTCATCATTAGTTTGAGAGCATCTTTAATCATAGTTCGACAAGGTGCAGGAGTAGAAGACTTAACTGCTTCAATACCCATCATCTTGAGTTTGGGTTCTTCGTATCTAACTCCTTCGCTGTCCCATACATTTAAAATGTATCTTTTCTTTGCTGTCCATATTCCACGTTCTGCGATGTTCTCTCTTTTCATGAACATCTTTTGATCATATGCGTTTACGTAGTTGGCCAACGTTTCGTAAGAACTTTCAATATACTTTTCAAGTTCCACCTCACAGATCTTATTAAGGAACGAAACAATGCCTTCAGTAGTTTTCTCTCTGCCCTTGTATACACGTTCCACCAAAGGACCAAGGTTAAGGTAAATAGAATCAGTATCTGAAGCAATAACATAATCTTCGTTCTCCGTTTTTAATATTTTGTTTAAGTATGTGTTCATACGATTTTCTATCCAACGAATAGAAACTTGCCCTGATAAAGTAATTGCTTCCGCATTTGCAAGTTTATAATAACGGAAGTATTGATTACCAATCGCACCATAGGCAGAGTTAAGTTGTATCTTTCTTGCCATCTGGATATTATTACACCTAGCAATCTCTTTCTCAAGAGTTTTAGTAGGTTTCTTTTCATATGCTTGCTTTGCTGCAAGCATTTTCTTTTTATATACTGTTCGATCTTTGTATATCTTTTCCATAATCTCTGGTAAGAATCCACGAACATCTTTTCTATACATCGCACCATTTGCACAAACAGCACTATCTTTGTATAGTTCAAAGTTTATTTCTTCATCAAGTATCTTATCAACTGTAACTGATGGATGTTTTTGTTCAAGAAGTGTCTCTGGAGAAATATTATATTGCATGATCAAATGTGGATATAGACTATTCAAGTCAAACGATACCACCCAATCATACTTACCAGGTATTGGTTCTTTTACATAAGCACCTGCATATTTTGCATCTTTATCAGATCTTTCTTTTGGTGGAATTACGATCCTTCTTTGTTTTAGATAATTGTAAATTATAGTATCCCACATACGAACTTGATAAAACACATCTACAAAGTTTACCTTTGCGTCGAGTGCCATTGTAACAGCAAGTTCAATCAGTTTCATCTTGTCTTCCAGACGGTCAACAAGTTCCACGTCAATGATATTGTATTCTACAAACTTTTGCCATCCTTTTGTATAGAAGTCTTTGAATGTATCAAACTCTGAGTGATCTAATTTCTTTTGCCCAAGTTCAACATTGGCAATATGATCTAATCTATATGATTCTTGATTGGTATAAGTAAACTTCTTATAAAGATCTAAGTAATCAAGTTGAGTTATACCACCTACATCATACGAAATATTTCTACGACCTTGAATATAAACCTCATCCTCTGTTACCAATCCCCATGGAGAAAACCGTTTCATTAGTTTCTCTCCTAATACACGATCCAATCTACGACAGATATATGGAATATCATACAGTTGGATATTCCAACCAGTAACAACTTCTGGTGTATTATCTTCTACCATCCACCAGTTTATGAATGCATTTAGAAGTTCATACTCTGAACTGAATTGTTTATATGTTACGTTCTCTTGTGTATTATTAAAAGGACCTTGTCCCCAAGTAATAATCTTTTTAGTTGTATAATCTTGTATTGTAATTAATAATATTTCTTCTGCAGCAGATTCTACATCTGGGAATCCATTCTCAGACTTAACCTCAATATCTAATGAGAATAGTTTGATCTTACTGATATCAAACTTAATCTCTTGTTCTGGATATTTCTCTGAGATATATTGATAGATGTATCTATCATTTCCATATATCTTAAAGTTTTCGACACCATCATACTTCTTGATAAATTCACGACAATCGCGAACTGTACCAGGTTCTACAGATTCAACATATTCACCATCCAGTGTTTTGTTTTTTGTTTTCTTTTTAGATGGAACAAAAAGAGTTGGATAAAACTTCTCTCTGATTGCGAAATGTTTTCCATTTTCGTAACCACGAACTAAGAAGTTGTCTCCAACCATCTGGACGTTAGTATAAAAACGCATTATTTTGTTAGTTCAAGATACTGATCAATAATTTCTTGTTTGGGTTCTACCATTGTTAGTATATCATCTGATCTTAGCATCATCTCAGTTTGTCCTGCAAAATCTGGCCAAGGTGTTAGACCTATATCCTTATCATACTGGTAAGGATTTTTTATTTTGCAATCAGGTTCCCCTAATTCTGCTTGAATCTCTTCTACTTCACAAATGACAACATTATCGACTTTAAGTAGAAGTCCCTTTACTTGTTTGTTTTTCGAGCTCATTTAATCGATCCTCATACATTTTTTTAACAGAGTCTAATGGTTCCACAACTGTTACTACCCAATCTGGTTTAATTGGAATTGATTTATCAGATGATAAAAGAATCCAAGGAGATAAAGTAATCTCAACTGAAGTATCATTATTGCTTGCTTCTTCAGTTAGAAGAAGGGGTCTTTGACTAACAATTTTAAAAGGATTGTTAAGAAGGTATCCTACAATCTTTTGTTGTGCTTCGTCTTCTCCCATTACTAACTCTTTTGCATCAGAGATGATTTGGTCTCCTGATTTTAATAAAATTAGTTTAACAGACATTTTCCGATATTAATTGATATGGTAGATTCCTATAGCCGCTTATGCTGAACCTACCAAAGGGCATAACCGCAGCCAGTATTTCTCTGACAAATATATTATACCATAAAAAAAGGGATCGTCAAGATCCCTTGATATTTTATTTAGAGGTAATCTTTTCGGGCATGATGCTCTGGAACTACCTTGCCTAATTCAACAGTAAGAAGACCATCTTCAAAAGAAACTTTTTTAATCTCTACATCTTCAGACAATTGCCAAGATCTTTCAAATGATCTTTGTGCCATACCACGATGTACGTATTCGGATTCTTTCTTCTCTTCTTTCTTACCTTCTACGTGTAGTTTACCGTGTTCTGTGTAAACTTTAACTTCTTTCTTTTTAAATCCTGCTAGTGCAATCTCTAAACTTGATTCATGATTGCTATGTTGCACAATATTATATGGTGGGTAAGTTTGTGCTGTTGTTCCCCAGACCTGATCAATGTATGAGTCAAGTCCAATACTGTTTCTTGCAATCTTATCCATTAATTCTGAAAGATTGTTTGCAGTATACCTTTGAATGTTTGTCATAATTCTCCTTAATAAGCGAGTGTTGATTGTGGATCCTTTCGGCATCCAATACTATTTAAACATATAACACAAAAAAAGGGGATGTTGAATCCCCTACTTTTATATTCGGTTATAACTCCATCAACCTAAAAAAGCAATCTCTATGATCTTTAACGTGGTACGTAAAACCGCCCCTTTCTTCAACTGCTTTTGCTAGTGGATAATCATTCTCTCCTTCTGCCATCATATCTCCAAAGAAATGTATTTCATCTGTAGGATCAAAATCTCTGAGTATCTGACTCTTATCTACATTAGATATATCAAGACCAGTTTGACCTCCTATCTGAACATTTAATTCTGGAAATCTATCTTTCAATCTATGTGCGATATCTATTCTCTCATTAGTAACATGATCGTGTTCAATATACATTTGTCTTTCATCTAGATCATTCTCTCCTCTACCGAGAATACTAAAATTAATTCCACCAGGTCTTGTTTCAATATGTTTACCAGTTCTTATAGGAAACTGACTATGATCTAATTCATCTTGCAAAAATAATTTTACTTCCTCTGGCAATACCCAATCAGATTGATAAACATTATTTCCTTTTTCATATACATCGCTACCAGAACAGTTGTAAACTCTTTGACACTTATTACAAAGTTCCTCTCCAAGTTGTTCTATTGTTTTTTCTTTATCGCTACCTGTAACAATATACATATTGCAGTTATCTGCAAATCCTAAAAGGTAACTTAAAAAATCAGGTTCGATTACTTGTCTGCTTGGTGTTAATGTACCATCAACATCAAAAATGTATTTTATCATAAGTCAAAAAAAGGAGGGAGGTTGGATTCCTGTATACCAACAAATAACGGGCATTACTACAGTAGTAAAATACGTTATTGCCTGAGACCCGATTGGTTGATCGGTTCTGACTCGCATCAGCAGCACCACCTGTGTCTCATCACCTTAACTAGCGGTTGCCAGTAAGTTTATTCAGTCACTCCCATGTTGCGTCCAACAAATATAATATAACAATAAAAAAGGGGTATGTCAACCCCCTAAATCTTAAGTAATTATTAAGGTTATTTTATACCCCATATTCTATCGCAGTAATCCTTGATAGAGCGATCAGATGAGAAGAATCCTGAGTTAGCAATATTCTTTAAAGACATAGTGTTCCACTTTTGACGATCCAACCAAGTATTTGAAACATCATCTTGAACTTTTGAATAACTATGGAAATCTGCCATAACACAGAAAGGATCGTGGTAAATTAAATTATCAACTAAAGGACTAAACATACTTGTATCTCCTCCACTAAAATGTCCACCTTTAATAAGATTGATTGCTTCCCATGTTTCTTCATCCATATGATTTTGTGGATAATAACTATTTTGCCATAACTCTTCTATTTCAGATTCAGTTTTACCAAATAAGAAGAAGTTCTCCTCTCCTACAAGATCTCTGATCTCTACGTTAGCACCATCTAATGTTCCTATAGTTAGAGCACCATTCATTTGGAACTTCATATTACCAGTTCCTGATGCTTCTTTACCTGCTGTTGATATTTGTTCTGAAAGATCTGCTGCAGGATATACCATCTCCCCTAGTTTCACACTATAGTTTGGTAGGAATATAACTCTTAACTTTCCATCCATATCTGGATCTTTGTTTACTACTTCAGCAATATTACAAATGAATTGTATGATTAGTTTTGCCATATAGTAACCTGGTGCTGCCTTACCACCAAATATTACTGTGCGAGGAACGAAGTCCTTTCCGTTTTTGATTTTTAAATATTGAGAAACAACCCAGAGTGCCATAAGGTGTTGACGTTTATACTCGTGTATTCTCTTAACTTGAATATCAAACATAGAAGAAGGATCTACTAATACTCCAAGATTATCGAAAATATAATTTGCTAAATTATGTTTACCTAATAATTTTGTTTCTTCAATTTTAGATAATAAAAGTTTATCGTTCTCCCATTGCTCTAATAATTTAAGGGATTCCATATCAGTAATCCAATCAGGACTTGAGTACTGATCAAGCACCTCTGATAATCCAGGATTACACGAAGCAACCCAACGACGAGGAGTAACACCATTAGTTACATTCGTAAATTTATGTGGCCACAGATCATAGAACTCTGGCATTAGTTTTGTTTTGATTAATTCAGAATGCAATGCAGCAACACCATTTACATGATGGGATCCTACGGTAGCAAGGTGTGCCATACGAACAGATTTACTCCCTTCTTCTTCAATGATGGATAGTTTAGATAACATACTATCATCGCCAGGATATTTAAGTCTTACTACTTGTAAGAATCTACGATTGATCTCATATATTATTTCTGTATGTCTTGGTAAAAGAGTTTTAAATAATTGTAGATCCCACTTCTCTAATGCTTCTGGCAACAGAGTATGATTAGTATATGCAATGGACTTAGTTGTTATCTCCCACGCTAAATCCCATTCAACATGTCTTTCATCGACAAGTAATCTCATTAACTCTGCTACTGCAACAGAAGGATGAGTGTCATTTAATTGAACTTGCCAATGCTCTGGAAACTCCTCTACAGGTATTTCTCTCTTATCAAGACTTCTCAACATATCCTGTATCGAAGCACTAACAAAGAAATGTTGTTGTTTTAATCTTAGTTCTTTACCTGCACTTGTACCATCATTAGGATATAGAACCTTAGAAATAGTCTCAGATGAGACACTTTGTTCTACAGATCCCATATAGTCACCAATATTAAATGCATAGAAATCAAATGTTTCTGTAGCGTCTGCTCTCCACAACCTCATTCGATTACAGTTATCAACTTTATATCCTAACTGAAGGATATCATATGGAACAGCAATAACCTGTTCATCAGGAACCCAACGAACTCTACTATTACCTCTGTCGGAAATATAATGCTCTACTCTACCACCAAATCCAACTAACACAGACTCGTCTGGATGACAGAGTTCCCACGGCCAATC